ATAAATACGTTTGAACCAAAAAAAGCTAAATGCACGAGCAATGATTGGTTCGTCTACATCTACTAATCTCATGTATTAGTATCCACCACTGTACCAGTTTTAACTTCAGGTGTAGCATCAGCAGGTGTAGCATCAGCAGGTGCAGTGTCAGCAGGTGCAGTGTCAGCAGGTGCAGTGTCAGCAGGTGCAGTATCAGCAGGTGCAGTCTCAGCAGGTGCAGCATCAACCGCAGTTTGAGCTGGAGTTGTATTAGCTAGCGTTGCAAGTGCTGGTGAGATTGGGTCGTTACCACCAAATCCACCTGTGGTAGTACTTGTGTCAGCACCAGCAGGTAAAGCTGAAGGAGGTGTGCCATCCACTGGGTTTACTGGATCATTTTGACCAAAACCTTTTTTGAATGGATCAACCGCTACGTCTTTACGTGAAGCAAATAATGCTTCAGCAGCGTTTAAAAATTGTACTACTTCACTTTCGACATCGTGGCCGACATCAGAAGCGATTTGTTGTAATTCAGAAAAAGTAACCATTTTATTCACCTTGAGTTTGTACTGACTCAGAATTAGCTGCGTCAGGTGTTGCTACGGGGGAAGCCTCAGTTACAGCAGCTTCTTCAGCTAACTGAGGTGCGGCTTGTTGTTGAAGTTTAGTAATCAAACCTGCGGTTACTTTAAATGGCAATTCAGCCAACCCAGCGATTAGTACGTTTGCTTCTTCGGTAGTCACATTAAAAATCATTTTATTCATCCTTCTTCAGTTAAGTTACGGGTTGGTCATTATATATTATCGTAATTTTGTACAAAATACACCACTATTTATTTTTGAATATAATAAATGTAATTGCTCATATTAAACACTCGCTGTTTGAGTTGAAGCCCAAGGCAATGGTGGGTTAATAACAGGTGGGTTAGCTTGCGCTTCTACTTGAGCTGTTACAGATGCTTCAGCAGCATCCTTGTCTACACCGTTTTCCCATACCCAACTTAATACTTGCTGTTCAGTTAAGTCAGCGTAAGGCGTATATGTACCACCTTGTTGTGGCTCTGGAAAAGTTGAAGTGTTGTAGATAGCTGATGTGTAAGTGCCATCTGTTCCTGTTAATCTCCAGCCAGCAGAAAGTACTACTTCTGAAAAGCCATTGATTGTTTGTGTGGATGCTGTCATCCAGTCGATAGACCAAGTTGTTGTTGTAGTTGCCATTATAATTTCCTTATGCTGTTACAGCTTTAATAACTGTGAAGTTGAAAACAGGAGCATCTGAAGCCACACCGCCTGTTGTATAGAATGTGATGTTGAAACTACCAGCAGCCACAGCAGTTACTAATGTGTTATACAAGTTAGTACCTGATTTTTGACATACATGAATTACGTCAGTAGCAGCCACAGTAGAATTAGTAACTGTGAATGTTGTTGCTGTAACAAGACCAGCAGCAGTAAATAAAGTAATAGCACCGTTAGTCTTGTTAAGTGTTACACCTGTTGTACGAGAAGTGATTTGTGTAACTGCACCACCAGAACCTGTACCGTAGCCTAGACCGCCAACACCTGTAACAAGTACATTGCCGCTACTATCAATTCGCATACGTTCTGTAAATGCACCTGCTCCACCTTCATTGCTGCCAAATGCCAAATATCCATCGGCACTAATACCAGACCCATTAGCAAAAACGTAAGTGTGACCAGAGTTGTTAGCGTTATTTGTCCAAGTAAAAATTGGAGCGCCAGTCACACCTTGTCGATTAACAATTGTTTTTGCTGCAAATCCACTTGCACTTGTAATCCCAACCAACAAATTACCACTATTATCTAGTGTCATTGCTTGGGTGAAGGTAATAGCGTTACCTGCTGTGCCTGATGGAGCGTTATACCAAATATGTTGCCCACTATTTTGAAAATATAATGAAGCATAGTTTGTAGTGCTATAGATATAATTAGTGCCATTGTTATAGTAATTATTACCAAACCCAGCTTGGGATTTATTATTTGCAGATGCTTGAATTACTGCACCATTTACTTCTAAAGATTTATACCCACTTCCCCATGCACTAGGAGTTACACCAAGACCTAGATTGCCTGATGAGTCAATAATCTGTCTAGGATTACCATCACCATCTGATAGGACAATGTAGTTAGAAGCTGTACGGATGTCTAGACCACCTTGATTGCCTGAATAGCTACCAAGAATAGAGTTTTTAGAACCTGTTGTAATTGCTTGACCAGAAAAATACCCAAAGAAACTGTTGTATGTTCCTGTAGATAAATTTGAACCAGCTTGAGTTCCAACGGCTGTATTTACTGATACAGCAGCACCATTTGATAAATATCCAGCTTGGAAGCCAATAAATACGTTATATCCACCTGCGGTATTTGTATATCCAGCTTGATAACCTACTGCAATGTTGTAAGATGCTGTGGTATTTGAATAAAGCGAATTTGTTCCTAAAGCAGTATTGTAAGCGCCAGTTGTATTTTGAGTAAGCGCAGAAGTTCCACCAGCAAAGTTATATGAGCCTGTTGTGTTTAAATTTAAAGCTGCATAGCCGAATGCTTGGTTTTGTGTGCCAGATGTATTTGCTTGAAGCGAAAGAGCACCAATACCAGTATTATAGTTGCCTGATAATGAGCCACTAGATAAAGCCCCGTTACCTAAAGCAGTATTGTAAGTAACACCATTAGCACCCTTACCTACAGTTAGACCATTAATAGATGCGTCATTGGCAAGCGTTAAGCTAGTGCCGTTGAATGTCATGTTGGCAGAGCCAGCTAATGAGCCTGAGCTATTGTATTGGACTTGGGTATTTGAGCCACCAGCAATGCCTGAAGAGCTTGCTAATAAGGTAACTGTGCCACCACTATTTTTAAAATATAGCTTACCATCCGCATAATTTAGTGCTAATTCTGCACCGTTTGCTGATGAAGTAAGGTTAGCCGCTAATGGCACATTAGAAGCTGTGCCGCTTGCGTAAATTAATATTGGTGTATATCCGCTTTGTGCCATGTTTAAATCCTTTTAACTTTGTTATATTGTGCCATTAGAATGCTCCTCCAGCAACGCCCACTGTTGTTCCTGTGCCACCGCCTGTGATTGGCAATGTTCCCCAAGCTGGGGCTGCAGCTGAACCTGCTGAAACCAAAGCTTGACCTGTTGTACCAAAACCTGTTGTACCACTCAATGCAGGTGTTGTACCTAAGTTAGTTGAAAATCCTAAAGCACCACTTGCATTAATAACGTGAGCTGAAGCTCCTGTAGATCCCCAAGGAAAATATAATTTAAATCCATTGCCTGAGCCTACAGATATATCACCGTCATGACCTGAAAAATAAATACCATTATTGATTGAATAAAAGTCAGTAGGTGTTGATGCACTAAATACAGATGAATTCATACCAAACTCACCATAGTATGATGAATCGGTACCTAAGTTATTGCTTAATACATAATTAGTTGATGCACCAGTTGACCCTGATTTATTTTGCAATATAGTTTGCAAATAGTTATTGGCAATCGTTGAACCTGACGCATAACTTGTATTAGAGGCGTTGAACCCTAGCACTGGCGTAACACTTGTTACTGTATTTGTAGATAGCGTGGTGAACGCACCGCTATTAGGTGTAGATACACCAATAGGTGTATTGTCTAAGCTATCAAGCGTTAGAGATACGCCACTGATTGAACCGCCAGTGATAGTAGCATTAACTGTAGACATGCTGTTAAAGCTTGCCAAACCTGTGCTGGTGAGCGTAGTAAACCGACCAGTTGATGGGGTATTAAATCCAATAGGGGTTGAGTCTAAGCTATCAAGTGTCAATGCAACACCTTGAATAGTCCCGCCAGTGATGTTGACATTAGTAAAGTTACCACCATTAGAGGCAAAGCTTGCCAACATTACTACGTTACCGTTTTGGTCTACGTAATAAAGACTTTTGGAAGTTGTATCTAAGTCTAATGACACTCCCGCATCAGGAGTGATGCGTACATTAAATTTGGACTGATTTTGACTTGGCATAATTTAAGCTCTCAAGTTACCTAGCTGGCGCACCGATCATATTGTCTTGTGGGATTGCACCAGGTGGGTTTTGGCCAGGGCGAGGTTGCTGTGGTTGAGCACCCATACGTGGAGTACCCGCAACACCTGGTCCAGCACCGCCAGGAATACCTGGCATACCTTGAGGTTGTTGAGCAGCCATCGCCATCTGACGTTTACGTTGTAATTGTTCCATGTGCTTCTGTATGTGGCCACGGAATATACCGCTTGGGTCGCCTGATATTTGAGCTGCCAATTGATGTTTTTGCAAGTGCTCTACATCGTCATCGGCGTCATGGGTGTCCACTGCGATAAAGTTGACCATCATTTCATCTTCGATCTCAGGGCTTACAGTAAACTTATTGCGTTCGTCAATTAAGATGCGATTGCTAAGTTCGTTACCAAATACGTTTTGTACTAATATTTCAAGCACTGGCGTAATGTCTAGTTTGCGACCATTCAATTGTTGTGGTGGGATACCTCGCAACACGTTCATCGTAGCAATTTGTTGTTGCATACGTTGCATGTTCATCACAAAGTCGGTGCCAGTCCATTGGAAAAAATAGCGTTGCCCCCATTGTTGAATTGGGATCTGTTGCATTTGCGCTTCAACACCAATCTCACCCATTGAGATCACAGTCAATTCTTTATCTCGGAATTGGCAGTCGTACTCAAAGAAACGCTCCATCAATGGATTGAGAATTTCCTCCTCAAAGCGTTCAGCGTGGTCGACAATGGATACTGACGACTCTTGCATTTGAGCACCCACGGCTGCATTGTTTTTACGGCCACTACCAGTCTTACCCATCATCATCTCGTTTACATCCAATGACTCATGGATTTGAGATTTGATTGATTGACACATTTGGATAGAGTCTTTCCACAATTGTGGGAAGCTTTGGAATTTCGTTGAGTTAGGATCAACTGGCCACACTGCCGCTAAACCAAATACCATCATGGCGTAGTTAGGGTTCTTTTCAGGATCAGTCATTACGATTGGTAGCAATGAATACATTGCGGAGTCTTGACCCATGTTAAAGAAGTCATTGAGATTCCATTGCAACCATTTCACAGCTTCAACCTTAGAAATGCCGTTGAATGAGCCGCTAATACGTTCGACTGGCGCTGAAATAATTGGACGTTTTTGATTCCATTGTGGCGCTTTGATAATGCCGACCACATCATTCTCACCAGCGTAGTAAACATACGCTAATGACTTTTGACCTTCTTCAAACTCAAGCATCATGTGCGCTTCGTAAATCAGTGCATACTTGAGTGTGCCTTCTGTTTTGATGCCAGCGTCGCTTGTACGTTTTTTCTCAGGTACGCGCTTCTCACGGCCTTTGTGACTGCTTACCCACTCACCAATCTCGCTATCTTCAGGCAAGATAAAGATGCCATCGTCGACCATCTTTTTAACTTGCGCTTTACTCATGCGAAGTTTGATTGCAGTGATGTCAGCTTTTTCAATGTTGTTGACGGTTGGTGGGATAACAATCATATCCTCAGTTGCGAAGTCCGTAATGATCGGGCCTTCTTCAACCACTTCATCATTTCTAAATTCTTCAATCTCGTCGTCTTGGTCTAGCAATTCTACTTGCTGACCTTCAGCCGTTTCCATCACTGGATTTTTACGGATCATGTTTGTGACTGAGCGCACATCGCGCATCCAGTCCACATATAAATTCCATTGGCCAGTCACATCACCTGCGACCAGCATTGAACGTACAACGGATTTGAGTTTGGTGGAACGAATGTAGTGCTCAAGCAATGATAGCTGAGCCATAGGCTTTTGACTGTCCGTACCTACGGCGTCCACGTGTTGATATTTATTCGGGAATAACTGTTTAAGAGATCGTTTAGCGCGGGCAGTGATAGCATCACGAACCACAGGAACATAACACTTTGAATTACCTTGGTAGGCTTGGTTATCATCAGGGTCAGCATTATAGATATGCCAATACTCCTGAATTGCCTCGTCAGCTTCTTCACGATTTTTAAAAGCTTTTTCAATATCAGCATATTTGCCCGCACAATCTTGATAAATATCGGACTCGATTTTTTCAGCCCAATTCTCAATGGCTTCTTTAGGCTTTTTGTCGGACTGTTTTGCCATCATTACCTCGATAATGCTGATATGTAGGGTGTACCTAACGCATTATGTGCGTTAGTTTTATATTGGATTGTATCATTATTGACCTTGTTAATTGCGAATGTCAAGCACTCTAATGATTCAATTAAAGTTCTTGCCGTACCGCGCTCAGGTTCACCCGATCTATCGCCATTTGGCTTCAATGCCCAGTTGTATCCTTGTGCCATCGCTTGCATCACATTACGCGCATTGTCATCGACGCGCAATAGTCGCTTGTTAGTTTTCTCAGTGCGTATCATCGGTGACAACGAACCCCTTGCCATGACTGCGTTCTCAGCCCGATTGACTGGGATTTTAGCGGCACGTAATGCTGTGACTAGCGGATTGCGTCCCACCTGGTCAAACACATCAGCGGGGACCCATGCGGTCACTTTTTTGTTTGGGTACATGGCGCGCAGTAGTAATGCGATGTCAGGGATGGCGTCGTTTGGCATCAGTGGGCTTACCCAGTCGGCAATGACGGTTAAATGCTGACCATCAAGCGCACAAAGCACGCCAGTTGTTTCAGTCGATGTGGCGTTCACACCGAGCAACAGCTGGGTATTGCGTGACACCTCGGTTAGCTGGGTAAGGTTCGCCTCACCAAAGTCACCGTAGATTGGCACACCGCTAAACACTTTTAAGGCATACGCTAGGGCATTAAGCACGTCACGTTTGCCCGATGGGAAGTTGACGATTTGACTGACAAGTTGCTGGTGCGCTGCACGGCCACCAACGAGAATGATGTCCCCCGCTAAAAAGAATGGACGCAAGCCCATAATGAAAGCGGCTTTATCTCGGTCTTGTGGGGCATTAAGTGTCCGTAATTTCAATGACTTACCTGTCTTGAGCATTTCAGCTCGCATCGGTTGGAGTAGCCAGTCATCAAGTGAGTTCTTTTCAATTGCTACTTCAGCGTCGTCGTGACGTTTGCTCATGGCGAACGCCCCATTGATAATCTCGTCAGGTTGCCAATACTCTCCACCTGATTGGTGAACGTAAATGCGGGTGCCGACACGCGACACAGTGACGTGACCTGTTTGGTCAGACTTCTTCACCTCAACGGTACGGGCTGGGTCCATGATAACGATCTTAGGCGCATACATAGTTGGCGCGACATCTTGGAAGCGTAGCATCGTTTCATCGAACGGCTTACCCTGAGCACCAGTTGGCACCAGCATATACTCTTGCATAAACTCTCGAAGCATCCCCTCGGATGACATCTGATCGCGCAAGTTGCGTATCCACTCCATCGGATAGCGCGTATCCCACAACGATTGTGCTTGCGGGTCATCTATATCTCGGTCACAGATTGGGAAATGTCCGTGCGTCCAGTGCGGTGAGTTAGCAGCACGACGGATCATGCAGTCGTCAGCGAGTGGCGTACCAGTCATCCGTATCTTTCCAAACTCTTTATCCATCGCTGGCATCAATTGCTTGTGAAGCTTCTTCCAATTCTTATCAACCTCGTCCGAATTACGCACACGCTCCTCAGTCTCGATGTCATCTAGGTAAGCGCGATCAGGACGATTAGCTTGATGCAAGTAACCGCGAATTTCCTCGTCCCAGCCGTGCGCTTCGATAGCCACACCGTTGCTTAGAATGATTTTATTCTCGGACCACTTATCACCTTTCATCTTACCAAATAGCTCATAAATCCGCATATTGGTATTCAGCTCGTGCTTCATGGCCTCGATACGCTGACAAGCCTTTGTGTACGTCTCACCGAAGATTAGGCAGTACTTAAAGTTAGCAAACAACCCTTCTAGCAATAAAAACTCCTCAGAGATGGTTGTTTTAGCACCTTGACGGAACGCTTCAATACTGACGAATTGATCGGCTGAACGCCACATATCCATGACTTTGTAGTGGAAGTCAGGCGAGGCTTGGCGGTGACGATGCGGAAAGAGTAATGCTGCACCTAAGGCGCGGTCATCACTGATTTGCATTAGCAATTGTTGGGCTGAGAGGCTCATAACCACAATGATGTGCTTTGGTGACGATGGTGTCAAGTAAACCGATGGTACAGATTGTAAAGATTGTGCGATGGGATTGTAAAGATGTTGCGCTGGTGACGGATAGTTACACTATACACAATGTGTTAAAACCTTTGCCTGACGCGCAGTTTGGGACGAGGGGCGCAAATTTGAAGCACCCCGTCCGTGGGGGAGGGCGGGTGCCCCCAGAGTTATTTATTGCAATTGATCGTGCGCTAATCGCCCTGAGACCCGCGCCCCGCTTGGCTTCACGCTAACCAGGGGGCGGCGGGTATAAACTTATCCACAGGTAAGCTGACCCCTTGAGACCCTTGCTACGCTTGGCTTACAGCGTAATAGGGTTAGACTTATCCACAGGTTATCCACAGGTAACACTTAACATCTGCTTAAAAAATAGGCAAACAACTACAATGTGTACAACATAACAAAAGTTATCCACAGGTTAGTAGTCACTTCATGTTAGTAGTTGCTATCGCTGAAACCCTTGCGCAGTGCGGGATTAGGGCGAGAGGGGCGGTCGTAAATCAAGAGTTTGCCTATTTTTTAAGCAGATGTTAACCGCAAATCATTTACCTCATTCACCCTAAGAGGTATAAACTTCGAGCCATCAAGGTGCCAGCCACAATGGGGAGTTACCCCTATTTACCTTAATACCTCTTACTTTCTTAAAGAGAGAGAGAGAGAGAGAGAGAGAGTAAACGCGCGTATAGAGGCGAGGGCGGGCGCGGGGGATAGGAAAATGCTGCAAAAATAGAGGTGTGCGAGGTAAACTTTATTATTCAATGACTTATCGCACCTCGAACCATACCTTTTAGGCACCTCGCACAAAGCGACTAAGGTAGACATTGCACAATTAATACACAATGTCGTAGTAAACTATAAGTAAAACTTATCAATAATGCCTTTGTGATTAAAATATAAATTGTACACAATGTGTAATTAGTGTAATATAGCTACATGTACAACAGCAAAGGGGGTCACAAAGTGTTAGATACTTATTTAGGTTTACAGCAGTTAGGTTTATATATGGGATTAACAGCAATCATTATCTTTATTTATTTAGGGGTTACAAAATGAACACATTAGACAAAAAAATATCAGCAACATTAGACGCTTTAGGCATTGAGCGTTATAGAACAAAAAGCCACTACGCTGATAGTGACGCGAGTATGAATCTAACTGGGCGGACTCATTACGTAAACGCGGACACATTACGATATTTTAAATCTAGAATACTTCGCGGACGTTCTACAAAAAATGGTTTCTTTTATATATTGCAGGAATCTTTACCACATCCTGAATACAGTAAGCGAGTACGTAGAAACGTTGTGTTTAATATGTTTGGCGCAGTAATAAGCGACTCTGATTTATTTCACACATCAGCCGACAAAGCTGACAAAAATTATAATGAATTGTTTAGTTTGTACGACTCATTAACTGGATTGACTGAAGCTGAATTAGCGATTAGTAATTATTTAACTAGACAATCCCGCACGCTTGAAAATGCAAAGGCCGCATTATGTTCACAATAAAATATAAAGGTTTCTATATTCACGGTTACTGCGATAAGCCACTAGTACGGGTCCAGGCGGCCCTCAGGTGCAGCGGTAACGTAACGATAGATTATTTTAATAGCTTCAAATCATTACACGCGGCCAAGTGCAAAATAGCCGCGTTACTTAAAGAGGGGTTTACATCATGCGAAAATTAAACACTATCACGCCCGACACCGTGGCCGCCGTTATCCGCGCGCACTGGGACGATCCGAGTAAGTCATTAAGCGAGCTTTACCGCGTGCAATCTATCGCCGAGGACTTAGCCGACCTGGTGGCGCCTGATACTACCGAGCAGCCATACGCACGCCGTGAGTTTATCAATAAATGTATAGGGGATTAAAATTATGACTGATCTAAATATCGCTATTCTAAGCGCCGAGGACTTGATTAAATACACGCGGCCAGTGTCACCCCTTGAGGTGGCATTATATGACGCCTTAGCCCTTGCAATGCGTGACAATGGCCAAGCTTTCGACGACTTGCTGGATGAACTAAACGCCGCTGAGGACTCGGTGTCCGATTTTAAGGGGCAGGTTGATAAGCTTGAGGACGAAATAGAGAGCTTAAAAGATACTATCTTCGAACTAAAAGAGTTTAAGGGGCAGGTTGATAAGCTTGAGGACGAAATAGAGAGCTTAAAAGATACTATCTTCGAACTAAAAGAGCTTAACGCACAATTATCGGGCGAGGTGCAATGATGCTGCTCTTACTACTAATAGGCATTATTTTTTCTGTATGCTGCTTAATCATTCTTGCGATAGTGTGGGAGGCAATACAAGCATATTTTAACTTAGGGGACTATAAACACCATGACGACTAATAAACCATTAGCAAACGAAGTTCGGGCGCTACGCCTTAAACACGGACTATCAACCAACGACGCGGCTGCACTGATCGGGTGCAGCAACCGCGCCTGGGTATCTTGGGAAAGCGGTCAACGTAACATGCCTATATCTAAATATATGCTGGCTGTGATGGTGTTTGAACAATTTAGCCCCACGCCTGCTACATAACAACCTTGAGCGCCGTTTTATCCTGCTGATCTTCTTCGTATGCTTTAGCCACTGCCACGCCTCGCAAATTAAGTGACGCGTGGCTTTCTTTTACGAATAAGCGAGGCTTGCACAAATCAGGGTGCACAACGTTATTTACTTGGCCGTTAAGCAATCCAGGGTGCGCGATATATCCTAAGTCTCGCAGTATATCGCGGCGCGTATTCCGTGCAATGCGTGACGCCCCCCTATCGTGTATAAGATTGTCTAAATAATGGCTGCTAATCCAGCCGTTACGGAAGCCTATACGATCCTCCATAACCGCGCCGAGTATCTCCTGTTCGATGGCGCCCATGCCTTCGCTGATAGCCTCCTGCGTGGATGAAGTCAACGGTGCACGCTGGCAACCCTTAGCAGGGTTTAATTCATCGGGTATAGGGTAAGTCATTAAGTAGTCGTTCACAATCGCGTAACCGTCGCGCCTGAGCCAGTCATAAAGCGCGGGGAAGTATGAGCCGCCCATACCATCGCGCAAAATGTCCGTGGCCGTCTGCTGAGCACAATAGAACACCGCAAGTCTACGGTCGTCTTTAGTTTTTTGTAGCGCGTCTTTGTGGTTACTATTGAGCATAAAATTAGCACACACGAAGCGGGACTCTTTATCTTTACCCTTGCCTTGAATTTCCAGCCAGTCATTGGTGATCATTGGCTTGAGCGCCTCCATAATCTCGCGGCGCTCCTGCGGGACGTAAACGTCCTCCACAGCAATAAAAAGTTTTCCGTCCAGCCAGTCATTAAATTTGTCTGTAAGCTCCTGCGCGTTTGGCATGTGGCAATGACGCTTGCCGATAGCCTCCACCAGCACACGGGACAATAACGATTTACCGTTACCAGGGGCGCCTTGAATAAGTGGCGTCCATTGAAACTTAACGCCCCGATGCTGCACAACGGCGGCCATATAAGCCATGATAATTTCTCGGTCTTTTTCAACGGGTAGAATACGCGCTAAATGATCCGTGAATGGTCTAGGGTTTCCATACTTGCGCGGGGTATTGATAGGCCAGTAACTATTGACGTGCAGCTCATTGCCTTGCGTCCATATCTCGCCCGCTTCTTTATCGGGTCTAAAGCTGGATGTATGCACTTTGCGATTGACTACCACTTGAGACTTATTGAACGCCTCCCACGCGCTGCGCGTGGTCTTACTGTTTGACTTGTCTAAGATGAACGTATAGCCGCCGAACATATTATCGAATTGCTCAGACTTATAACTGTGTCCGTGCGGGGCTAATATTTTATTCAGGTCTGAGACATACGTGCAGCCCTCAAATAATACCTTCTGCTGCTCAGCGTCGAGGAATACGTTACCCTCGACGTCCCGCGGCTTTGTGACTGCCACCACTGCCGCCAGTTCAGCCATCGGCTTGTCTATGCAAACGTCTTTTTGCTTTGCGACGGCCTGTAAAATGGTGCGCTTGAGGTAGTCCTCGCGGTTAAACTTCTCGCGGTATAACTTGGACCGACGCATCAGGGCGTCCATCCGCTTACAATTTTTTCCTGTCCAAAAGGCTAAATGTTGAGCTAGTGCAGCATCGGCTGAGCTTGCATCATAAGGCCGTCCACCTTGATCGGGGAACGCTTTAGCAAGCGCGGTCTCGTCTGCATCCCATAATTGTGCAAAGGTTGCCTTGCTACCGAATACGCCACTGGCTGACTTAGCATTGCAAGCGCGACGGATCAATTCCTCGTCCTCCACAGATCCGCGCCACTCGCTTGTCGGTGCCTCGGTCCACTCTACGGGCGTGTTGTCTTGTTGTGGCAAACGGTTAAAATAACGCTCCACAAGTGTTGCAATGCCTCGCGTGCAATCAGTCAAACAATCGCCCACCGTTCCATCACGTCCACCGAACGCAACAAAGCGTCCAGTATGATAAAACTCTAGTCCTGAGCCAGCCTCACCGCGGCAAGCGTGCTTAGGGACTGCACCCGTGCCAAATATATGTAAGCCCTTGCCTGACTGAGATACTTCAATGGCTGCACCTGGGAGCAACGCGCAAAGCTCTTGAGCCAGTGGCGACCAGCCGCTAGGGAGTAAACAATCGTCAATGTCTAAGAACCAAAAAGGGTCTTGGTCTGTAAACACAAAACCTACCTTACCCTGACCGTAAGCGTATGCGGTGTCGTAGTCTGTCCATATTGACGGGTCTTGGCTATCAGCAACACGGCCATTGCGCCAGTCCACAGGGAGCTTGTCCATCTTGCCAGTCTCGCCACGCGGGACAAGCTTGTAAACAATAAATTGGTTGTAATTGGCTAAGCCTTGAAGTGCGGCAGGTAAACTCATAGTAAAGTCCTATTGCAAATGTCTGTTAAAAACTGAATAAGTAGATCAGGTGTATATTCTCTTTGATACTGAGTGCATCGCACTGTGCCTTTTACGTTACCGCATATTGATCGCATAGGAGTACCTCCTCTTGTGGGTGGCAATGGGGGTAACTCTGATCTCTCGATCCCATATATATATATAGCTTAGTGTTCTTGTGAGCGACATGGCCAAAGTCCCATTGGTCAATCTCAATCGTAAAGCCACCAAATTCGTCAACTTCATCACCTAATGGCAAATTAGCTTCTTTCCACAAACGACTGCCCGCAGGGTGTTCTAAAACTCCACCATTTAATCTCACTTGAGCTAAGGCAAAAAATGCTAATTGTTTTTCATCAGGACGGGGGTTTGCCATGTGGCTCAATTGACCCCATGCACGGCAAGGCGGGTGAGCAATAACTGGTAACTTTTTGCAAAAGGTTCTAGCATCACGATCAATGTCATACACATCATAAATTAGAGCCATCTCTTTATAGCGACTGTCGTTTCTAGCGAACAATACTGCTATTTGACTCATAGTAAAGCCTCCAACGCGCGGCGTTTCAAGTCAGGGTTAGCAGCATTAGCTTTAGCCTCATTGTGAGCGAGCGCCTGAGCAAGTACGGCCAAGTCCTCACGGTGTACGGCTGCGGATACAATAGCGCGTCTGAGGTGTGCCATCGTCCCGAACATATTGCTAATTTGCGCTGGTGAGCAGTTAGCGGCAAAGGCCAGCATCTCGCGGGTTACTTTGTTGTATCCCACAGAAACACTAAGTCTAAGCGCCTCCGTCAGTACGTCCTCGCGGTTAAAAGTTATTGGTCTAGTTTTCATACTTCACCTGTCGTAAATTTAGCGTCACCGCCCATTGAATTAATCATGTCTATCCATCGTTGTTGCGCGGCTTCGCGCTCGTCTTTTGGATTGTATTTCCAGCCCGACCATTTGCACTCACGGCTAACAAACTGGCCGATTGTCTGCCCGACCATATCTTGTGTGATTAGCACGGGCTTGATGCCGATAAGGTCTGCCGACTTAATATGCTTATTGACCACATTCGAGTCATTAGCCAGCCCAAAGCGCACTGGGGTACCTCGGCTATCCACCAGCACACCGACGTTATTACGGAATAAGCGCCAGCCTAGTTTAGAAGCGTCAAGTCTGACCTGAGCTTGTATGCTTGCTTCATTCATAATACCGCCTCGACTCTCTTTTTAAGCTCCTCAGCCTCTTTACGTCCTAAGGTCTGAGCAGTACCAACGTCCACCCCGAAGGTGTGATAGAAGCGCCTTTGCGCCTCGCTTAATGTGTCACCGTTCACTGTCCACTTACCGCCCCACATTGACATAACTAAGCGTAAAGCGGCCTGTGCAGCTTCACGTTCACGGTGATGCTTTTTGATTGCACCAATGACTTCAGGTGCAGCGCCAAAAGGTAGTCTAATCGGCGGGTCAATCTCACCTCTGAGCTTAGCTAAAGCTTCGGGTGACATCTCGTATAAGTCCCCGTCTACTTCTTCAGGGGATGAACGACCACTAGGCTCAGGTGCATAAAAGCAATAAGGGCAAGCCTTACGTACACGCTCATAAGCAGCCGTACATTGTGGACAAGTGCGCGTTGGAATGACAATATCTGTATTCTTAGCTGAGCGTCTCTCACGACGATCTAGCGTCCATTCTCTCGGTGCGTCAGGTAGTCCGTGACGATGCACATTGCCCACATGGTCAATAATAATAGCATGGTCTTTACCTTTCATTGGACGTAACGCACGGCCAAATTGTTGAGCAAATAACGAGAATGATTGTGTGGGACGCGCCATGCTTACAACCTCAATAGCTGGTAAGTCAAAGCCCTCACCGAATAAGTCCACGTTGACTAATTGCAATAGCTCTCGATTGCGGAAGCGTCTTAATATGTTGGCGCGTAAATTATCAGGTGTCTTAGCACTCACCACCTCAGCAGGGATACCCGCCTTCTTAAATGCCCCAGCGATCTCACCAGCCGCTTCAACGTCTACAGCAAAGGTGACGCCTAACTTACCATTAGCAATGCGGGTGTAATGCTGCACCACGTCACCAACGATGTGAGACTTGTGGACGGCTTCGGATAGCTTAGGTGGTGAGAAGTCACCACTGGCTGAGATGGGTACGTTACGAAGGTCTAGGTCTGAAGGCGGTGCAAATATACGATAGTCTGTCAGCCAGCCATCGTCTATCAACTGACGCATTGATGGCCCGACGACCATTGAGTCCATCACACCATCAGCATGACGTCCCAGCCCATTACCATCAGCGCGACATGGCGTGGCTGTCACACCCAAGCCCCTAGCATTGCGGAACATGGCTTGCGCCTTGCCCCATTTATTCTTACTTAATAAGTGATGCGCTTCATCCTGCACCACTAGGTTGACTGCATTAAACCATGGCTCAAAGTCCATACGGATAAGCGTGTCCACCCCTGCGACTGCAACACGGTTCATCGGGTCAACATAGTTACGGTTAAGCTCCATCAAGTGCAATTGCGTACAGGCTGAGGCAAGGGCTTTCGGACCAATGACGCGGTGACGTACTTCATTGCGAGCAAGGGCTAAACTAATCTGTGTGACAATCTCTTGTCTGTGAGCGATGGCAACGCAAGCGCCAGGTGTATTAGCGATGATGTCACTAAAGAGTACAGTCTTACCCGCACCCGTTGGCATTACCGCTAATACATTCTTAGCACCTGCGACCCATTGGTCATAGATAGCTTGTCTAAGGTCAGATTGAAAAGGGCGAAGCTGGATCATTTGTTAGGCGTGTCCAATTTTTTAACTGGTTTAGCCAATAAATACTTGTCACCGAGAAGTGCTTTAGCCGCAGCCAGCTTTTGTGCGTGACCTTTAGATTGCTTAGGGGCTTGCATACCATATAAGGTGTCGATTAACATTTCGCTACTCCTTAAAATAAATTAAAAAAGATATTGACGTGTTGGTTATTATCCATTAATCTGAACCCGTGTCAAACAATTTTTTAACTTTTTAAGGAAAATATTATGGCGATCAACATTACCATAAGCGACCTAGATCAGATGCCCAGCGCGGGTATCCGTAAGGTTGCAGGACTTATTAATATTATAGCTGATTATCACGCTCGACTTGAGCAAGAGAATCAACCTATCCCCGCACAATTCGCATCAGGTGTGACTACCACACCAGCAACTAGCGACGAGATCCCTACATTAGCGACTAGCCCTGCTGAAGCATTTGCACCGCCAGTCAACATTGAGGATGATTACGAAGCTCATGCGCCAGCAGCGTTTGCTATCCCAGCACCACCACCTACTAAAACTGCATCAGGTATTGATGTGGACTCTGAAGGTTTACCTTGGGATGGACGTATCCACGCATCTAGTCGTACACAAACACAAGATGGCCGTTGGAAGCTACGTCGCAATGTAGATGTAGAAGTAGTGACTGCCGTTAAGCGTGAGCTTCAAATCACGATGGGCATTACACCTAGTTACTCAGCACCATTGCCACAATTGACGCCGACCCCTCCAGTGAATGAGGTACCTGCACCCCCTTTTGTCGACAATGTGGTGCCAATTGCGCCCCCAGTGATTACTACACCCGAAGTGGTGTCGGCTGGTGTTGCCGAGACTGCATCCCCTATTGAGCCATCTAGCAGTCAGATGACTTTCCCTAACTTTATGCAAGCCGTTACGTCATTAGTTGCTGCTAAAACTTTGACTGGCGCGAAAATTCAAGAGGCGGTAGTTGCTGCTGGACTACCATCATTACCAATGTTGGCTTCACGTCCTGATCTAATTCCAGCCGTGGCCACTTCTTTAGGGATTACACTATAATGGAACACGCATTGTTACCACCAAGCTCGGCAGCTCGCGTCATACAATGCCCAGCTTCTTTATTCATGTGTAGTCAATTCCCTGAGACTGACGACAATCCTAAAGCACTTGAAGGTACACAAGCGCATCAGGTTATTTTGGCTGATATGCAAGGCCAAGATGTCCCATCGTTTGCAACTGAAGAAATGCTTGAAGGCGCCGAGATGTGGCGTGATACTTTACGTCCAATGATGGAAAGCTCAGGCGCATTGATCCACCTTGAAGAACGTGTCGATTGTTTTGAAATTCATCCTGATAACTGGGGTACGCCTGACGCTTGGGCTTATGACGAGATGACGGCCACGCTTCATGTGTGGGATTACAAGTTTGGCCATCGTCACGTTGA